TTAATCCGACTCAAATTCGTAAAATCAAAGAAATTGAAAGAGAAAAAGATCCACGTACCGGTGTTGATTTTATTAAAAGTGTAGAAGAGTACTTTATCTACTCAGAAGATCAATATAATACGAATGCTTCTACGAATACATATGGTACGTCAATGGGCGGTGATAATGCTGCTGGATTGAAGCTAGCTAAAGACACTGTTGCCTATGTGACTTCAGGCCTAACAGATGCATCGCGTAAAGTATCTCTTTCATATTTACACAAATCATTACGTTGTATTAATCAGCTACGAATGATGGAAGATTCTCTTATTGTTTATCGTACGGTTCGAGCTCCTGAACGTCGTATTTTTTCAATTGATGTTGGCGATATGCCTAAAAAGCAAGCCGAAGAATATATTCACAATCTTATGTCTAAGTATAAAAATAAAATTACTTATGACGCTACTACCGGTGAAATCAATTCTAATAGACATCATCAACATATGCTTGAAGACTTTTGGCTTCCTAAAACAGCTGGTGGTAAAGGAACCGAGGTATCTACTTTAAGTGGTGGAGAAAACCTAGGTAATATTACTGATGTTGAGTATTTTCAACAAAGGCTTTATAAATCTTTAAATGTTCCAATTGGGCGCTTGACTCCAAACGAGCAAACATTTAATATTGGTAAAAATGGTGAAATTGACCGTGAAGAAATACGTTTTCAAAAGTTTGTTGATAGACTAAGAGTTCGTTTTGGTCAATTGTTTAAAGACCTTTTACGTACCCAATTGGTATTAAAAGGAATCATTAAAGATCACGAGTGGGATAATATTCGTGAGCAATTGATTGTTGATTATAATCGTGACAATTATTATTCAGAGCTTAAAGACGCTGAAATTTTCAGAGAAAGAGTTAATACTCTAAAAGATCTTGGCTTTAATCCTAATGAATTCTTTTCTAGAGAATATGTCCGTAAACATGTTCTAAAGCAAACTGATGAAGAAGTTGAAAAAATCAAAGATGAAATGAGAAAAGAGTATATTTCTAATGATAATCTTTTCCGTAAAATTGATAATGAAGGCGAAGAATTTATGCCATCTGACTTTGGTGGTGGCGGTGTAGATGCTTTAGATATACCAACCGCTGGCGATGAAATAGACACTGGTGATGAGATTGAACCTGGTCCACCCGCTGGAGCGGCAACTGATATTGATCAAGATCTCGATATCGGCGGCGATGAAATAGATATTGACAATCTTTAGAAAAATAAAATATATAAATAATAAGGATATAAAATGAGTAACAGTGTAAAAGAATTAATTAATCATTTGGCCAATAATCGTAATCGTCAGGCCGAAAAAACATTTATGAGTGTTATGGATCAAAAGGTTGGTGCTGCTATTCGAGCAAAAGAGCCTCAAGTTGCGCAATCAATGTTTAATAAAAAGACATAGCAGGAAAAAAAACAAATGAAACTTATCAAAGAATATAATCAAATTACCGAAGCAAAGATAGAAGGTAATGGTGATGTATATATTGAAGGTATTTTCATGCAAACAACTGGAAACCGTAATAAAAGACGGTATTCCAAAGACGTCCTTGAAAAGGCCGTAAATGAATATGTAGAAAAACAAGTAAAAACGGGTCGAGCTGTTGGTGAATTAAATCATCCAGATTCCCCTATTGTTGACTACCAAAATGTTTCTCACCGCATCCTTTCCCTTGAATGGCAAGGAGATAATGTGGTTGGAAAGGCGCTTATTCTTAATACTCCTAACGGTAAAATCGTAAAAGGTTTGCTTGAAGGTGGTGTTCAGTTAGGCGTTTCCTCTCGTGGTATGGGTACGTTGGGTACTCCAGATAGCGATGGTATTTCTCCCGTAAATGATGATTTTTCATTAGTAACAGTTGATATTGTTCAAGATCCTTCAGCGCCAAACGCATTTGTTAATGGCATACAAGAAGGTATTGAATGGGTTCAAAATGCCAAAGGTGTATGGGTTTCCAAAAATGTTGAAAATATAAATGAGACTGAGCTTGTTAGCGAAAGCCAAAGGCTTCGTGATATGAAAAGGCTCCTCTCGAGTTTGATTTAGGAGTGCATTCAATGCAACAGAAAAAACTTGATGAGCTCCTTGGTACACTCAAGGAGTCAACTATGAATGAAGACGAAGTAAAAGTCTACGGTGCAGATAAAGACAATAACGAAGATGACCTTCTTCAAGGAGATATGGATATGGGTTACGATGATGATTCTTCTGAAGTTATTGATCTGGACGTAGAAGACAACGACGATAATGATGATGCTGACGATCTAGATGATCTGATTGCACAGTTGAAAAATATTGTTGATGAGTTGGAAGAAATCGAAACGATGGATTCTGACGATGATATTGAACCTGCAGATGAAAAAGAGGAAGGCGAATTCGGAGACGATGAAGCAGATCTCGAATTCGATGACGAAACAGAAGAAGTAGAAGAAGCCAAATGTGGTTCACATGGTGAGTCATATGGAAAGCCAAAATCGGAAATGGCTGAAGCTGCTGACACTGCGTCTGGTGCTGGCGATGTCGCCCCTGAGGGTGGTAAAGCTTCTGGGCCAGAATCTAAACAAGGTGGTTCTGCTGGTAAAGCTGATGATTCTAAAGTGGCTAAAGCTGCTGATGATGAAGAAGCCATTGATGATACTATTAATGCGATTGAAAAATCTGCGCCTGCTAAAGACAATACTGCACAGACTGGTAACAAAGTTGACGTTAAGAAAACTAATCCAGCTGTCTCCGGAACTGGTGAAGGTATTGTTAAAGTCGAGAACGTAGAAGTTGATATTTCTAAAGAGATTAAAGCAATTATTAATATGGATAGTACCTTGTCTGAGTCAGCTCAGAAAAAGACTGCTAAACTCTTTGAAAATGCTGTCAACAAAAAAGCTTCTATGATTAATAAGCAATTGAGCGAACAATACTCACAACTCTTTGAAGAGCGTGTAGAACAGTTCGAATCACAGCTTGTTGAAAAAGTAGATCAATATCTTGATTATGTCGTTGATAACTATATGAAAGAAAACTCTCTTGCTATTGAAGAGGGTTTGAAAGTTCGTGTGTCTAGCTCATTCCTCGAAGGCCTCGGCGAACTCTTCAAAGAGCATTATGTCTCTGTCCCAGAATCTAAAGTTGATCTTGTTGAAAAACTTGAGTCTGAGATCGAAGGTGCTGAAGCCAAAAACAATGAATTGTATGAACACGCAATTAAATTGCGTCGTGAAAACATTCAACTTCGTAAAGATCGCGCAGTACGTAAAGCGTCTGAAGATCTAAGCGCTGTTGAAACTTCAAGGTTCAAAGAACTTATTGAAGGTGTTGATTATAAAAATCAAAAGCAATTCATTAAGGCTATCACAGCTGTAAAGACCACACACTTTACAGAAGCTACAAACCAACCTGAACCGCAAGAGTTTGAAACACTTGCTGAAGAACAAACATCTACCTCAATGGATAAGTACGTAAGTGCTATCCGCAAATTTAAATAGGAAAAAGAACAATGAAAACTACTGATCTTTTGATCGAAAAGTGGTCACCAGTTCTCGACGCGCCAGAAGCCGGCGAGATCAATAGCCACTATCGTAAAGCTGTCACAGCTCAAATTCTTGAGAACCAAGAAAAAGCTTTTGCTGAAGAAGCTCTGATGGCGGAAGCTGTCCACGGAAACTCTGTTTCTAACGGTGGCGTAAACAACTGGAACCCAATCCTAATCAGCCTCGTTCGTCGCGCAATGCCGAACCTGGTTGCTTATGACATCTGTGGTGTTCAGCCAATGTCTGGCCCAACTGGTCTCATCTTCGCGATGAAATCACGCTACGGTGCTAACAACTCTTCTACCGAAGCTCTCTTCAACGAAGCAGACACAGACTTTGGTGGTACTGGTACACACGCTGGCGATTCTTCTTCGCTGGTAACTGGTGCTGGTGGTGCAACTGACGTTGGTGCTGGTGGTTCTGGTACAGGCGATAACATTGCTGATAACTTTGGTTTCGGTACCGGTCTTGGCACCGCTGCTGGCGAAGTACTCGGTGATGGTTCTACTTTCAACGAGATGTCTTTCTCGATTGAAAAGTCAACTGTTACAGCGAAAACACGTGCGCTCAAAGCTGAGTACACAATGGAAATCGCACAGGATCTGAAAGCTATCCACGGCATCGACGCTGAAGCTGAGCTGGCAAACATCCTGTCAACTGAAATCCTTGCTGAAATTAACCGTGAAGTTGTTCGCTCGATCAACGTTACTGCTAAGCTTGGTGCTCAAACAGCTAACATCACGACTCCAGGTACTTTCTCTCTGACTGCCGACGCTGATGGTCGCTGGTCTGCTGCGATGTTCATGGGTCTG